ATGATCGCGAAGGCCTTGGCCTCGTCGACCGTGTGCCAGGTGCCCGTCACGCCCTCGGCCGCCCACTCGGCCGCGGTGATCTCGGTGGCGGTGCCGGTGAGGGCCTTGTCGAGACCGTCGAAGCTGTTGGCGTCGACAGCCGAATCGCCGTTGATGAAGGCGTCGTTGAAGAGCGCCTTCGCGGCCTTGGCCTTCTGCTCGATCTGGAACGCGACCTCGGCCGCGCGGGCGATGGCAGCCAGGACGCGGTCGATCTGGAACGAGCCCCCGAACGGCTTGAGGTCGACCGTGAACTGCGCCTTGGTGGCCTCCTGCGGGGTGTACTCCGCGTTGATCGCGCGGAAGGCCGCCGTCGGCTGGGTGACGAGGCGGGTGTAGCCGTAGGTCAGCGTGGCGCCGCCGCCTGCCGGATTCACGACGTCGTCGAAGGTGATGTTGTCGAACAGCCACGAGCTCTTGCGGAACTCGTCGATGACGTTGCGATCGATGTCGCTCGCGGCGTTGAGCGCCGCCTGGGCCAGGGTCACCGGACCTGCCGCGACGAAGGTCAGCATCCCGAGATCGATGTTGAACAGGAGCCGTGCGAGCACGACGATGACCGCCGCGGCAATCGTCACCTGCTGCCACGGCTCGAGCGCCGCGAGTCGCTTGGCCAGAGTCACCGGGGTCATGTCGTAAGTGCTCCTTTCGGTGCCCGCTCAGGCGGGCCTCGTCACCCCTGCGACGGGGCGTAATGCCTTTCGAGAGCGGAGGTCAGGTCCTTTGCGGGCTCCTTGCCGCCACCCGAGCGCGAGCCGCCATCGGCGCTGCCAGCGGCAGCTGCCGCCCTGTACGCGTCGGGTACTCGAGCCTTGTGCGCTTTCACGGCGTCCGCGAGCTCCTTGGCGTCGACTTCGTCCTCGTCGCTGACCTTCAGTGCCGCGAATTCGTCCGCCCTGGCCAGGTCCGCGATTAGTGACGGCATCGCGCCGGCAGTCGCGAGGGCCTCTCGGACAGCTGCCCGGCGCACCGTTGCGTGCACCCGGCCGATGACCTCGTCGGCGCCTTCCTTCTTGGCCTTGGCGATCGCCTTGTCGGTATCGCTGGCGGTCGCGAGCTTGAGCTCGTCGCGCTCCTTTTCGGCAGCTTTGGCCCGGTCCTCGGCCGCCTTGGCCCGGGTTCGTTCTGCGTCGAGGGCTCGCTTCCCCGCGTCCGTCGCCATTTCCGGATCGCCCGTCGCGGGCGGAGGCGGTGGCTCTGTCGGAGGTGTCGGCGTCGGCGTCGGTGGCGGGTCGCCGGCGGGTGGATTCGCTCCACCGCTGGGCTCGCCCTCGAGGCAGACCCCGGCTGCGCGGGATCCGATCATCGCGTTCGCGGCCGGGAAGGGCAGCCGATAGGCGGCGAACTCGGGACCGAACGGATAGCTCTGGTCGGACGTCGCGTCCGACACGACGGGCATCGCGTCCGCAGGAGTGGTCTGGTTTTTCACGGTAGCTGCGAACCTCCTGTGCTGTCAATGGGCCGGTCCAGCGGATCCGGCCTGAACGCCTCGTTCCAGGGCGACCCGGAGGGTCCCCAATCAGCGCGACGGCTCCCGGTGAGCGCGTCGCAGAGCGCTTCGATCGCGAATTCGCAACCGCGGTCCCAGAGTCGGCGCGCGGCATCGTCGTGCGACGACGGGGCGTAGCTGCGAGCGGCGTCGTAGGCGTCGCGCATCCCGCCGAGGAGCGCGTGGAGGAGCTCGTGGACCAGCTGGCGCTCCACCTGGCTCGCCGGCGTGTCCGAACGGAACCGAATCACTGCCTGGCGGATCGGCAGGTCCATGTCGATGCACGATCGATCGTCTGGTTCGGGCTCCTCGGTCGAGATCGCAATGTGCCAGTCGCTCAGTCGCAGGCGACGCTGCCAGTCCGCCAGTTGCTCGCGCGTCACGAGCACGCTCACGCGACGAGCTCCGGTGAGGGCGGCGTGCCCGGCTCCCCGGCGCCGTCAAGCGCCGGATCGTCGCCAGGCTTGCTGCCGCCCTGATTGGCCGGCTCTGGCGCGGGCTCGGCCGCCCTGAGCGCCTTGAACCGGGTGATCTGGTTGGGTGAGTAGCCGGCGTCTTCCCAGAGCTGCTCGTCGGGCACGTTGATCGAGCCGAGCTTTACCAAGGCGTCGACGTGCTCGGCCTCGGTCAGGGTCTCGGGGTTCGCCCAGATCGTCTCGGAATCGAGGATCGTCGCCCGCTCGTCGCCGAGCGCCAGAAACGCGAGGCGGATGACCTCCTCCCAGGTCTCGCCGTTGTGGACCTGCTTCGACATCGCCTTGCGGACCAGGCCGGCCTCGGCGGCCCGGAGGCTCTCGCCCGATGGCGGCTGGCCGCCGTGGTCGAGGAAGAAGTGATACGGCGTGGCGGTGATCGACGCGATCCGCTTCACCCGCCGGTCGATCGCCGCGCCCCACTGGTTGAGGTCCGCGGCCGCGAACGTCCCGAACTTGGCGTCGGGCACGAGGGTCGAGAGGATCCGGTTGATGTCGGGATCCCAGTCGGCGGGCGGCTTCTTGGTCTTCGCGTCGATCGGGATCTCGACGCCCGTGGCCCACTTCTGCGGGAATGCGGCCGCGTCCGACGCCACGAGCTCGTTGAACGCGAGGGTGTTGATCGCGTCCTGGATCGGGATGACCTGGCCGATCTCGGACTCGACGCGATGACCGAGCCTCGGCTTGTTCCGGAGCTCGACGAGTGGCACGACGCCGAGCGGGTTCGGCAGCGGCCACAGCTCGCCGTTGACCTCGCGCTTGATCCAGTTCGCGCCCTCGCCGCTGTCGAGTCGCTGCGCCATCGATTCCTGGGTGTGGCGGCCGTCGGCGCGCCATTTCTCGATCCGGTCGGGGTAGTAGAGGGTGGCCAGGTAGGCGTTCTCTTCCTCGTCCCACCAGCGCTTCATGCCGATCCGGCGCTCGTTGGTCCCGGCCCGGTAGTCGACGATCGCCTCGAAGGCGTCCTCGATCGTGATCCGTGGCGAGCGGTCCGACACGAACTCGGCCGGGAACGGGGAGACCAGCACGTACGAGACCGACTTGATCAGCGCCTCGGTGTGGGCGATCTGCGATTCGGCGTCGAGCTGGTTGTCCTGCCAGATCCGCCAGGCGTCGCGATCGGCCTCCATGCCCGGGTCCCGCGGGGTCCGGACCCGCGCGGTGTCCGCCGGCGGGAAGCGGAATCCCTGGACCTCGAGGCGCTGCGCGATCGCGTCGACGACGATCCCGCAAAAGTTCTCGGCATAGGCCCCGAGGACCTCCTCGAAGAGGACCCGGTAGCTCGTCGACAGGATCCGCCGGCCCTGCTTGCCCGAGTAGTAGTCGTCGAACTTCTGCACGGCCTTCCGGCGATCGGCGAGCTTCTTGCCGAGCTGGTCGAGCCACCAGGGCGACGTGCCGCGCTCGGCCCGCGTGGTCACGAGTAGCCCCGGATCGTGCGATCGACGACCTTCTCGGTCGTGCCCAGGATCGCCGCTCGAGCGAGGATCTTCGCCACCGCTCGGTCAATCCGGCGCGGGCTGTCCTTGTGCTCCTTGGTGATGACCAGGCCCCAGCGGGTCTCCTTGACCCGCGCGTTGCCGATGTGCCGCGCTGAGGCATCCGACCCGCAATTGGTCATCCGTTCCTCGCGAAACGCCTCCTCGAAGCGGCCGACCTCGGGCGCGAACCGCTCGGCGATGTGGGTGTCGAAGCGGACGACGACGTTGTCGCCGTAGGCGCCCTCCCAGTCCTCGATCTCGCGCTCCCAGCGGGGCGGGTCCGGATACATCCGCACGACCTTCCAGCGGCTCATGGCCATGGCCACCGCGGCGTCGACCTCGTTGCGCGGGACGAGCCAGTCGGGCTTGTGCAGCGGCCGGTCCCAGGATTGGATCTCGAAGCTGTAGTCACCCCGGGTGTGGCCCTGCAGCGACGTCGAGTCGCGCGACTTCGAGCCGTCGAAGCCGAGACCGATCTCGGTCCCCGGCGCCGGCCAGCGGTCCTCGGGCGTCGTCTCGGGGGTAAGCGCCGGGTGCGTGTAGGCCAGCCACGCCTCGTACGTGATCCACGAGTCCGGGGCGGCCACCCAGCGGTTGAGGTGGTAGCGCATGAACTCGTACAGCGGGATGTCGCCGAATCGGTCGGTCAGGTTGTCGATCGACAGGAACGAGCCGGCCGCCGGGTTGGCCTGGAGGATGGCTCCCATGAGGCCTTCCTCGGTCTCGAGATCCCAGGTGTCGTCCGCTTCCCACCACAGGAACAGGAACCGCGGATCGACCTCTTCGCCCTTGGCCAGGCGCACGCCCTTCGCGTAGAGACGGCCGCCGAGCGAATCCATCGAGGCGCCGGCGGTCGTGATCCCGTTCTGCTGGTGCCCGGTGACCTCGATGCCCGACGGCAGGCGCACCCGCGGGTTGCGCTTGGCCAGCGAGTTGCCGATGACCGTCCAGACCCGCTCCTGGCGCTCGCTGACCCACTCCTGGATCTCGTCGCCGTAGTGGTCCGACTCGAGGCCGCCGTCGTTGGTCCCGGCGTGCGCGGCGATTCGCGACAGGCGCCCGGGCTGGCCGGGGATCTCGATGTGGTCCTCGAGGATGTGCTTGTCGGCGAAGATCGACTTGAGCAGGCCCTCGGAGAGCCCGAGGCGGGCTGCGTTGTAGAGCCGCTTCGTCTGGGTCCAGGCGGCCGCCGACACGATGATGTTCGGCGAGACCGGGGCGAACGGGCTCACCAGGCGCGTATCGGCGTCCTGGCCGAAGAGCTCGGTCTTCGCGTTGCCCTTCGGCAGTCCGACGTAGACCTGGTCGTGCAGCAGGCGCCCGGTCCGTGGGTCGTACTCGTATTTGCGGGTCAGG